AGGACGCGGATCACGGTGTTTGTTGCGTCGAGTTCTGCGTAATGTGCCATCGTCCTAGCCTCTCGGTATCGCGATGATCACGACGCCTGAACCACCGTTCCCGCCCGTAAAAGACGCGCTGTCCGCACTATTACGAATAGCGCCACCACCTCCGCCTGTAAGCAATTCACCAGCTCCGGCAACAGTGCCTCCTGCGTCTCCACCACCTCCGGCACCCCCGCTACCGTGCGTCCCCCCATTTGATGATGCGCATCCACCACCACCACCGGCGCGGGTCACCGCAGTGCCAGTGATTGTTGAGGATGATCCGGCGCCACCGTTTCCGCCAATGTTTGCGCCAGCAGTTCCTCCGGCTTGACCGGCAACGCTTGCGCCACCACCACCTCCGCCCGCAAGGGATGCAAAGTTACCCCCGGCAGTGCCTTGCCCGGCGGTTCCTGTTCCCCCAGTTCCACCGGAATATTCGCCACCACCACCCGATCCGCCATTTCCGGCGGTGTAATTGGCGTATGATCCACCACGACCACCACCCACCGCCGTCAGTGACAGCGCCGTCGTATTGGTACCGTTGTTGCCTTGATTCCACGCCGTTGCAGCGCCACCTGCTCCAACGATAAAGGTGTAGGTCGTTGCCGTTAGCGTGGTCGTGCCACTCAGGTACCCACCGGCACCGGCACCACCGCTATATCGACCACCGCCCGATCCCCCACCGGCAATGATCAGGTACTCACAGTTGGCAACCGATGACGGCAATGTCACGGTGCCAGATCCAGCATACGTAAGCACGTCATATACGATGCCACCAGATGATTTTGTGGTGACCTGTGGTGCGCCCGTTGTTGTATACGTTGTCAAAGATGGCGTATTTGACAATGCAGTCGACAATTTCGACCATTTCGGCAAGCCAGCGGTAAGAGTTGACGTGCGTGCCGTCCTTACACTCACGGCCCGGTCAACCCGTACGCGGTGATGTGTACTGCAGCGTTGCTGGAATGCGCCACCAGGTAACGGTTGGTCGGATCGAGGCAGACGCCGTCGCCGAGCATCACGCTGTCATTGCCTGCAATCGTGGCACCGGACACGATGTACGCGCCGTGCGTGCCGGTCACTGCCGACGTGCTGACGTTGTACGTGTACGACGTCGCGGACGTGTTGGCGATGACGATCCGCGAGACGACGGTATACGTCGATGCCGTCGCGCCGTTATCGTGGATGTTCGTTGCGCTCGTCGCCACCGTGGTGCCGAGACGCTTGATTACCTCTGCCATGTCAGGCTCCCATCAGCAAAAAGGTGCGTGCGAAGCCCCCGCCCAGTGACGACTCGGACCCGGTCGAGTCGATCTTCACCACGCTTCCGTCTGTCTTTGCGTACAGGGTCACCGTGCCACCGGCCGATGCGCCTGGCGACACGATCTGCGTCAGCGTAATCGCGTTCTCGATTGCGACCGGACCGTCAAGACCCTTGAGGTACCGGAGATCGTTGACGATCTCGTTCCAGTTGCTTGCGGTGACGATGTACCCGGTCGAGCGAGTCGTCGGTGTTGCCCATGCCATGATCCATTATCCCCTAATATGCCAGCCGCGTGGATGTGTCCAGCAACGAAACGTCAAGCGCCCAGAACCCGGACGCGTCAGCCGGTGACAATTGCCACCGGACCGTATGGAGTGTGCCACCGTTCGATATTGAATGTTCGATGCGCTCGATGTGGAATGCGGCGTTGATGCCGGTACGTGCCCCGGCGTCCGTGATCGTCACGCGGTCGGACAGGTCACGCGCCAGCGCCTGCGTCATCAGCGTCGCCGACGCATTGCCGACGATGCCGATCACCGGCCGGTCCTGTTCATCCTTTTTGGTTGACAGCGTCCACGATGCGCGGTCCGCAGCCGTCGATGCGTCAAGGAACCCGGCGTTGATGGCGAGCCGCCTCGGACCTTTTGCGGCCTGCGATGTGGCGTCCGTTGCGGTGACGCTGCCGGTCGCGTGCGTCACCTTCACCTCGTTGGCGATGTCACGCACTGGTCGCTCGGCCGCGACATCCACGAGTGCATCGGTGTCCGTGAATGTCCCCTGGCTGACCGTGTACGGCGTCTTCAGTCGCGTGTGCCGGTCCTGGAAGACGACCTTGCCCGCGCCGGACATGTAAACCAACCCCGCCTCGTTGTCGATGCCGATGCCTTGGATCTGAGACAGCACAGATTGGTCGGTGTACGACGGCGTGATCGTCGATTGACCCGTTGCGAGATCGCGCAATGCGGCTGGCCACGATGCGCTGTTGAGCGCCACGCCGATGCTGGTGCCGGTCGGCACAAGCGTGTACGTCGGCGTCGTCACCGCAAGGTCCAGCCACGCGAAGCCGTCGGCGAGGTCAAGCGTGCACGTCCGGACGTTCGGCGTCGGCACTGGCGTGATTGATTGGATGTACCCAAGGTACAGCGAATGGGTTGCAAGATCCTCAAAAGAAAGCATCGCCAGTTGCGCGAATGTCAGCGCAGCCAATTCCGCAAAGGTGTAACGAGCCGCGGTGACCCGAACCGCGCGCATTGTCGCCACATGCCCGTACAAAGGTGACGAGGTGTATCCCGGCGAGAACCGCCCGTCCTCGTTGATCAGCGTTACCCGCGCGGTGCCGGTCTGCACCTGCGAGAGCACATCATCGCGTCCGCGCGTAATGGCGATTGATTGCACGTATGCCGTGATGTCCGACCAAGTCACAGGATTTGCCCCGTTTGCGGTCGCCAGTTCCACGGTGTACGTTGCTTTAACCACGACCTGCTACCCCATCGCCCCGAGTGAAACGACCTTCATGGTTGCCTCGGCGCTCACAACGATTGCGACCTGACCACGTTCCGGTGCAACCGCAGGCACCGCAAGCCGATACCCATGTACAAGCGCCGCGCCCGTCTCGGTGCGCAGCGCAATCTGTACTAACGCATCAATCAATGCAGCCGGAATCGCAACGGTTTCGCTCATCGCTCCAGTACCTCCACCCGCTGCGCCAGTTCCTTGATGGCATTCACCAAGGCCCACTGCAACTCATTCGTGTTGAGGTTCAGGAGTTCCGTCACCGTCTCAACATCATCCGCATCCTTGTCCGTGTGATCGTAGGTTCCGATCATCTCGGGCCATGTTGCCTGTGCCTCCTGTGCAATCACGGAGACATGGACCCGTCCATCATCCACTGATCCGAATGCACCATTGAGCCGATACCTCTTCGGCTGTAATGCCACGATGTCCGCAACACCACGCGTGTACGGGCCGACAATCTCCTTGACTCGTGCGTCAGAACTGATCGTCCACGTGTTGGAGGTTGGCTTGGCTGCCGAGTCGGTGCTTAGCGTCAGTTGATATCCCGGACCCGTGGTCCCAATGCCGACGTTGCCATTGTAATCAACCCGCATGCGCTCCACTTTGCGGTCTGATGTTCTTGCTCCGGCTGGAGTCGTATGAATTCCAAGTGACGACCCTCCGTCTGTCCTTATCTCTCCCCACAATGCTGCTACCGCATATTCGTTTTCATTACCAAAATCATAATAACTTACTCCCTGAACTGAAGCACTTGTTGACTTATTTGATATTAACATTCCGGTATATGAATCACTGTAAGTTAGTCTTAGATGTCCTGCGACAGTGAGCAGCGCAGCCGGACTCGTGGTCCCAATGCAGACGTTGCCAGAAGTCACATTGAGACCGCTCGAAAACGTCTGCAACGCCGTGAATGTCTGCGCGGTTGATTTGTGCGCTGCGTAGGTGTTAATGGCGGACATGTTCGGAACAAGGTACGAGCCGAACAAATCCGCAAGATCACTGGACAAGCCTGGTACGTTCAGACTGAACGGTGCGCCGGTTGTTGTCAATGCCATTACACAAATCCTAGGTTCGAACCGACGAGGTTCTGGCGCTTGAGGTACGACCACGTGGTGCGTGCGATCACCTGCCCGTCGAGTTGGATGATGACTGGTCGCCCGTCATCGGATGCGGCTGCACCCGCTCCAGGCATTCCACTCGATGCGGCAATGGGTCCGCCATTGCCGGGTGTTGCTATTCGAGGCACGTCCACAAGATTGGCAACTGCGTTGCTGACTGCCGGTCGTGATCGGTCAACACCAAGCGTCATGCCATCACCGATGGCGCGTCCGACAATCTCGAACTCCGTCGACGGCGAATGCACGCCAAGTGCAGCCTTGGCAGCGTTCAAAGCATCGTTTGCGGCGTTGCGCACCATGTCGCGCAATCCGCTCATTGCGTTGGACACACCGTTTTTGATGCCGTCAATGATTGCAGTGCCCACACTGGTGGCTGCTGCCATGAACGAGGCAGGCAAGCCTTTCACGAACTCCATGACGGTGTTGAAACTCGTTGTGATCCACTCAACGGCAGAGGTGACCGCGGTCTTCAACATGTCCCACGCGCCGTTCACCGCGTTGCGAAATGTCTCGTTTGTTTCGTAGGCGTACACCAGTGCGGCTGCCAACGCCACCAACGCCAAAACGACGATGCCAATCGGATTCATCGTCAGCACGAAATTGAGCGCCGTCTGTGCGGCGGTCATCGCAATCGTGGCGCCTTCCATTATTGCGGTGTACGTTGCAGCCAAGGTGACTGCAACCTGATACGCGACAAATGCCGCTGTCGCCCCAACAATGACTGCCTTGAGGATTTCCGAAGCCGCTGAACCTGAATCAAAAAAAGCCTGCACCTCCTGAATGGCAGTGCTGATTGCCTTGATGGCGTCGACAAAAGTGTGGAAAATGGCCTCGGCAGTCGGGCCAAACACCTCGCCGATGCGGATTTCCAAGGCGGTAATGATTGCCTCGAAGGTTGACAATCCGTGCTCGGTGCTGATGTTTTGCACCATGACGATAAAACCGGTTACCGACTTGATTGCTTCTGCAACCGATCCACCAACAATGGATGCAAGGCTCGTAAAACCTTCCTGGTTGTTTCCAACGACACCGGCAAGCACGTCAAGGGAAGAAGACAATTGATCGAAAATCGGTTGTGCCGCGTTCAGGCGAATGCTATCGAGCGTGTCATTGAATGTCGACCAACGACCACCAAGCGTGTTTGCCATACCGGCCACGAGGCTGGCGTCAACGCCCATCTCGGCCATGGCGATACGCACGGCCTCAAGCGCCGGTACGCCTTCTTCCTTGAGTGCCTTGAGTCGCTCGCGTGGCAGATTGAACCGTTCCACGATGGAGGTGAAATCGCCAGAAAGTGCCTCACGCAGGCTGAATGCCGCACCGGTCAAACCTTCGGACGGATTGAGTGCTGCAAGCACTTCCGCCTGCTTGATCACGTCCATCAATCCGACGCCAGCGGCTTTGGACGCTGGTAAAAGCGCCGCGGTGGCGTCAGCCATTTCCTTGAAAGCGAACGGCGTCTGGTTGGCTTCAGTTCGCACTTGGGCCAGAATGTCATCAGCCGCGGCTGCCGAACCCGCGAACGCCACCATCTTGGTGCGCGTGTCCTCAAGTTCCTTGGCTAGGCCAAAACCGAACGCGTTCGCAAGTCCAACGGCACCTTCGCCGATAGCACTTGCGCCTTGCGCCGCCAAGCCGATGCCGGACAACGCGGACCCGATGCCCTTTATGGCTGCCATCGGCGCGGACAACGCACCAGACAAACCGCCAAGACCTTTGTGCAGCCGGTCCAATGGCCCGCTGAACTCATCCTCGGCGGTTATCCTGACGTTTAGTTCCGCGGTTGTCGCCATGTCAGCCTTTCAGTTTGCGTGCCGCGTCCAGGAGTTCGATTGCCCAGAACACGTCGCGTGCATTTGCCTGACGTGCCGTCTCCAGCGTGTAAGCCGGAAATGTGGTCGCGATTACCGCCCGGTGATACACCGAAATCGTCTCGCGGTCGCATGCGTTCGGCATATCGACCAGCCACTTCCCAAACTCGGTCAGGCTTTTTTTGGGACCGCGAGGCACCCCGCAATGCCTTCGCAGACTGCGGCAAACTGCCCTGGCGTCAAACGTCTCAACCCGGCTCGGTCAGTTCCACCCGTTAGGGTGCCGCCAACCACGCATGATGACACCGCGTCGAGCATGCTGGTTGCGGTGCCACCTTGCAAGTCCTCAATCATTCCCATTGTCAATGCTTGCGGGTCGATGTCGACCGTAAAGCCTTGAAGATCAGCGTTCAGCGCCACCGTCAAGGTGTCGCGTTTGCGTCCTGCCATTGTTGCCCCCCCCGTGGCAGTGTTAGGAGAACGTCACCGTTCCCGTGATCTTGTGGGTTGCAGTGGCCTTGATCATGTCGCCTACCGCAATCGGCAGGGACAGTTTGGTGACGATGGTTTCCATGCTGACGGTTCTGGTTCCGTCGGTGAATGATAGAGTGCCCTCCACGCCAAGGCGTCCGGTGTACACCGTCCATATGCCCGTCGTGTTGGTGTTGTTGTACATGAACTCGTGTGTGACATCGTCGCCACCCTTCAGGCCCGACGTGAACTCCATCCACTGGTCACCAATGGTCGTTGTCTCGTGCGTCGCTGAAGATACACTGAAATCAAGGCTGACGGTTTCCGCCTTGAGGTCAGCCGGTGTTCCGCTACTGTTGTCGATGTTTATTGATGAGATGTCCTTGCCGTGAACGCGTGCCATGGTCGTCGTGCCTCCTTAGAACCTGGCGAACCCGGCCACAAACGTGACCGAGGACGTGCTGTTGATAGTCGATATT